AGGGCAGTCAATGTTTTCGGTATTCACCGGCATGGCACAGCAACGATCTGTCCTGCTGTCATGCAATACCGGCACGGATTTGGTGGTTTTAAGGGCCAACACAGACGGCGCACCGGTCGCAACACTTGAGGAAGGCGTGACCCTTGGCGTTACTGGCTGGGGTTCTGCCTTCGACGGCAGGCAACGGTTTAATGTTTATCGGGCAACCAGTCAATCACCTCTCGGTAATTCAGAAGGGTTAGCGACTGACCAGAAAGTACCCCGTACTCGCTTCAAGGACATAACCGCCGACGAATCGCAATCAGGTAATTTAAAAGCCGCCGCTGAGTGGGCAAGGAATAAAACGCTGGCCGATGCTCTGTCGTTCACGCTCACAGTCGAAGGCTGGTACAAAGACAATGGCGAACCGTGGGCAGAGAATGAGATTGTAACGGTTATCAGTAAGTCAATGTTTTTACCGCAGGGTTTTGATTTTTTAATAAATAGGGTAGAGTACGTTTTAAGTCCTAACGGGCGGTCAAGTGTGTTGAGTTTCGTGCCGCCAACTGTTTATACTCAAGGGGAGATTATTGAGCCGTGGTAGATAATAAGCAGCCAGAATTAAAACCGTGTCCGTTTTGTGGTGGTGAGGCAAAAAAGACATCTCAGTACATTGTTGGCGACCTGATAACGTGGGCGCAATGTCAAAATAAAAAATGTGGAGCCTCTGCCAATATACCAGCATGGAACACACGCCACGGTGACTTATGACACAAATCGGAACCGTAACAGGCCAAGAAATAAAAACCAATCGTGACGGCTCAATCGCTGTCAGGCTGTTACAGGTTCAGATTTCCAATGAATCAGATATCCAGACCGTTCAATATATGGGGGCGGCTGGTGATGATTCGGCCCCGATTAACGGCGATAAAGTTCAGATATTATCAATCGGCCCAGCGTTTAAATTTGCCATTGCTGTCGAGGATCAGAATAACGCTGCCTCAATGAATGCCGGTGAGAAGAAACTTTATAGCCGGGATGGTGCCGGGGCGATTGCCGCGTTTATTAATTTTCTGGTCGGTGGTAATCTTGAGTTGAATGGCAATGCCGATTTTGCCGTGAGGTTTACAAATTTGGAGAGCATGGTGACAAGTTTAAATAGTAAATACGACGCCCATACCCACCCAGATCCGGTTTCTGGCAGCACTGGGACGCCTTCAAACGCTCCGTTGGGCCTTGATATTTCAGGGGCTAAAGTTGACGAGGTGCTGCTGCCATGAATAATTTTATCGAAGGTCTGAAAACTGTTGCCGCTGTTGCTGCTTTCGTTATCATCCTCGCTTGGGATATTTTTATGGAAGAGATGACGGAGTGGACATTGCCATGACAACTGACATCTTCCAAGGCGACCCAGCCATAAAAATAACCAAGAACGGCGCTACCCTCGTATTTAGCGGTGGTCAGCCGATCATGGATGCGGGCGTTGAAAATCAAGCCCTAATATCACTATTCACAGAGAAAGGCTGGCCGGGGAATCACCTGTTAAAACCCCAATCGCAAATCGGTTCAGATTTTGAAAAATTAGCCCGTGGCCCGCTTACACTGTCGAAATTGGCCCATATAGAACAGACCGCCGTGGCCGCTTTATCTGCTGACATTTTCGGCACTGTAACCGCTGTGGCGAGTAATCCCGAGTCATGGCGAACCGAGGTCAGGATTTTAATTGAACCGCCCGGAGGTAGTGAAGTGGAGATATTGCTGATAAGTAACGGGCAAAACTGGATTAGTCAGGCTGCTGATCCGGCAAGTGAGAGGTTGAATTAAGATGGCCAAGTCATTCTCAGTTTTAAGGGACAAAATGTCTAAAGAATCCCAGAAAAGATCAAAAAATCGCACCGAACAGTTAAAAAGAATAATCGCTATTGGTGACACCGTATGAACATACCCCCTACAATAGACATATTTGAGCAGAATCTGGCCCGCTTCGAGGCGCAGTTAAATCAGACTAGCCCTCTAAACGACAAGGCATTTCTCAGGGTCGTGTCAGTCGAAGAAGCTGTCCTATTCACGTCCCTCTATAAATATGGCATATTCAAGGCCAAGCAAGCCCTAGCCACCACCGCAGACGAAGAAGGTTTAACCGATCTCGGCAATGAGTACGGAGTGCCAAGAAAATCAGCCGTTGCCGCTGTCTTAACCGCCGAGCTTCCCGGCACTGACCCAACCGTTATTCCAGCCACCCGCACCTTTGTCGGTGATTCAAACGGGGTCAGATATAGCCTGGATTCATCCGCAACGACAACCGGCGGCATTGCCACACTGTCACTCACAGCCCAAGATTCAGGGGTTATCGGCAATCTGAACAACGGCGACACGCTCAGCATCGACACTCAAGTTGCTGGGGCAACCACAGTCGCAACCGTCACCGCAACACAGACAACCGGAGCCGACCAAGAAAATTTAGAAGATTGGCGCACCCGTATTCTTGACGTTATCCGCGCCCCCGGCGGCGGAGGCAATGCTGCCGATTACCGAAACTGGAGTCAAGAAGTAGCCGGGGTCGCAAGGGCTTATCCTTATGCCGGAAAACCTGCCGCGCTTCTCGCCACATCTAGCCCGCCAGACCGAACCGTTTATGTCGAATCTACCACGGCTATTGATGCCGACGGAATACCTCCGCAATCGCTACTTGATGCCGTCCGAGTTTCAATCACAACTGACCCAGACACTGGACTATCACGCCAGCCACTTGGTTTGACCGATGATACATTGTTTGTCGAGCCAATCACCCGCACCGAGTTTTTTGTGCAGATCACCGGATTGACCGTTGATTCTTCTATCGAGGCCGCTGTTAAAACTGAAATTGACACGCAGATTAAGGCTTATTTTCTAGGATTAAGGCCATTTGTTGACGGTGTTGACGCTCCGATTGATGATAATTCGTTGATTACTGACCTGACCGTTTCCAATGTTGTCCAAGACGTGCTTGGTGCCAATGGTGGGTCGGCCCAATCTGTCGCGTTCGATATTGTTTCCGGTGGGTCACTTCCTGAGTATCAATTAGGGCAGGGCGAGACTGCTAAAAATGCGGCCAGTGGCGGGGTTATTTATGTCTAGCCTTATGCGCTCAGTCATAGATACAATCTGGCCTCGTGGTTCGGCATGGAATCCAGCACCAGATGAAGACCTTGACCTGCTCCTTGACGGATCTGCTGAAAACTGGGAAGTGATCAGGCTTTACCTTAGTGAATTATCTGAGATTCGCAATCCGGCCACCACGCCGTTCCTTGCTGACCTTGAAAGAGAGTTCGGGGTTTTCACTAATCCAAACCTGACCGAACAGCAACGGCGCGACCAATTAACGCCAATCGTTTTTAACCGGTCAAGTAACGGTGGTGTGGATGCCATGCAAACCGCATTGACCGATGGTGGCTTTGATGTTCAGGTGCATGAAAACAGCCCTGCCGTTGACCCTGCAATATTTCTTGATCAAGATTTCCAAATGGTGGCAGATGGCGGGGCGGCATTTGCTGGAAATCAGGATGCCTTTGCCGGTCGAGTCGGAGGGGAATTATTGGTAAATGGCGAGATATTTACCACTGAAAAAATATGGGAATCAGTAGCCGGTACGATGTACGCCGACACTGCCGGGGCCGGAGAATATACCGATTTTGAGCGCACATTAATAGAATATCCAATTCCAACTGACCCCGGAGACTGGCCGCTCGTGTTTTTCGTTGGCGGCGATGCGACTAGGGGCGGTGGCGGAGAATTAACAGATATAGAATTGGCAGAAGTGCCAAGCGAACAGGAATCAGAATTTAAACGGATAATCTTAAAATTTAAGCCTATGCACTCATGGGCCGGGTTGATTGTTAATTACACGTAGTTTATACATCACAGAGAGGCAGAGCCATGATTGATTATGTTGCAAGTTTTACCAATACCGATGCGGTCGCCTTCCCCGATACTGGGTCGGTTAATGCTTCTGGGCCAAGCGCCACGGACGGGACCGAGTTTGTCAAGCTGATGATAGATGACATCTGGGGCGCAAAACAGGCAATGTTGAACTATGCCGGGCTAATCCCGGATGGTGTCACGGAGGCGGACGGAACCAGCCAGATTGTCGAAGCCCTGCAGCTTGGGTTCGGTGGCTCCCCTGGTTTTGTTCAGGAGTGGAATCTTGACAGCGACCCAGGCACCACAGGTCATCGCTGCTTGTTTCTTCAAGGGCAGGGTATTTTGAGGGCTAATTATGCAGCCCTTGACGATGCGGTTTATGTTGGCGATGGCGATAATGCCGCCGTTGCTGCCGGTGGTGGGTTCTATTACCGGGCCGATAATGCGAACGGCACCTCTCCCAGCACTACCGGAATTTATTTAATCCTGCCAGAACGTCGTGGCGTTGCACCTCGTGGGCTTGATGTTGCCGCAAGTATTGATCCAGACGGGGCTAGTCGGTTTCTTGGTGATCTACAGATTGATGCTGGGCAGGGGCATATTCATTTCAATGGCGTAGCAGACGATGCAACTGTGGCATTTGTTTATGGATCTACTACTGATGATATACCGGGATCATCATCAGTAGGATTAAGCACTGGCGGAACACCTTCTGATCAAGGGTTAGCATCAACACCCAAAACAGACGGCGCAAGCGGCACACCAAGAACTGACTCTGAAACCCGCATGTATAACGCCTCAACCCATTTCGTAATCTGGTATTAAGGAGCCGCAGACATGAATAAAAC